CTGGTATTCGTAAGATACAAGATTACCATATTCAATCAGATAGACATCAAGTAGAATTTCATATCCAGTTGGATGAAAAACTTGAGGGTCCTGGCAAGATGCGTAACAAGTGCCTTGCTAAGTTTTCTGATTGTGATTTTATAGTTCTGTTTGATGACGATACCTACCCTATTCGCGCAGGCTGGATCGATTATATAGTAGATCAACATCTTAAATCTGGTTGTCACTGGTTCGGTATTCCTGATCCATTTAGGGATGAAGTTATTAGGGTAGAGGGAGAAGTAATCTATTGGAACAATCTTATAGGTGCTTTTTCCTTCTACTCAAAAGCTATCCTTGAAACTGTTGGTGGTTACAACACTGCTTATAATCGGTATGGCTATGAAGACGCTGGTTACCAATGGAGAGTACACAAGTCAGGCTTGGTTGGTGACAACGGCTTTCCTAGCCCTATTAAGCTTATAACTTGGATCAAAGCCGAAGACGTCCTCCATTGTGTTACTCAACAGAACATGAGTCAAGAAGAAAAGAATTGGTATATCGACCAGAATAGATCAGTATTTGAAAAAGAGATTAGTGAAAATCAATTATTTTACGAATTTCGATAGAAAAATACTATTAGGCTATTGACGTGTAGACAAAGTGTCGTGTATACTTCAATTATGAAGTCGAGCAAAGATTTCAAAAAGTTAATAAGAAGGATTGAACAAATAAAAAGCGAAATGCTATTAATCCTTTTTCCAGCATCTGTAAAGAAAGGTGTTGGTTTTTATTAGGGCCTTGTCGGGAGACACGCCCACTTTAACGACTGCTCGGGATGAGCCTCGGTATCTTTTATTGAATAGGATACTGAAGATTTTCATGAACTATGAAAAGATATACAATCAGCTTGTAGATAAATGCAAGCCACGAGGTTTAGATAAGAAATCTGTAGACTATTATACAGAGATTCATCATATCGTACCGCGTTGTTTGGGTGGAGGTAATGAAGAAAGCAATCTGGTGATGTTTAGTGCCAGAGAACACTTCGTTGCTCATCTTCTTTTGTGGAAAGCTAATCCTGAGCATAAAGGTCTAGCTGTTGCTGTTATGTTAATGGCAGACACTAAGAATTTTAAGATAAATTCTCATCAGTACAAAGTTCTAAAAGAGTTATGTAGACAACATAATATAGAAAGGATGGAAAATTATTTTAAGGATATTACAGGTTCAGTTTTTGGAAGGCTAACAGTAATAGAAAATGTAGGTTGGGTTCAAAGGAATTCTTCCAGACTTTCAAAATGGCTGTGTAAATGTGAATGTGGTAATTTTATAGAACTTCCTTCTAACACAATTTCTTCTGGAAATACTAGGTCTTGTGGCTGTCTTTCTGTCGAATATAGAAATAGTGTTGTAGGAGAGTTAAATCCCTTTTATGGAAAACTACACTCTACAGAGACAAAAAGTAAGATATCTAAAGCTCGTTTAGAGCGAGATATAAAGCCTTGGGAAATTGGCTTGGCTCAAAACCCAAAAGATTTACTTAGGTGGGCTCTTTCAGATATTCACTATGAACTTTGGTTAACCTTTGATAAACCTTCTAGAAGAAAACTAAGGACCATTTACAACGAAATATATTGCGATGATTTGCATCAAGATTATTTCAGAGGGAGTGTAGAAAAGTTCAAAGAAGGCTGGATACCAAAAGAAGATTCTAAGTGGTTAAAATTTTCTAGAGAATATTTAGGATAATAAATGAGTGCTATAGGACCTGCCTCCCCTAAACAGGAGGCATTTTTAAATGATGACTCCGACATTGTATTATTCGGTGGTGCGGCAGGTAGCGGGAAGTCATATCTAGGTGTGATGGCAATGCTTAAATGGGCCACTAGACCAGATATGAAAGACTTTCGTGGTGTAATTGTTCGACGTACCATGGTACAAGTAACTGGCCCTGGTGGTGTAGCTGAAACAGCACAAGAATTATATTCAGAGTTTGGTGCGAAATTCAAATCTAAAGAATGCAAGTTTATATTTCCACAAGGGGCAACTGTAGTTTGTAAGGGTTGTGAGCAGGAGAAAGACAAGCATAACTTCCAAGGTTGGCAGGTGTCCACTTTCCTAGTGGATGAGGCCCAGCAGTTTGAAGAGTCGCAAGTTGTATACTTCATCTCTCGTATGCGTACAGCAGCCCCGATGAAGCCTCAAATGCTAATGACAGCAAACCCCGACTACTCAAGTTTTTTGCGTAAGTGGTTGGAGGATGCAGGTTATCTAGATGAAAGAGGTTTACCTCGTAAAGACCGTGATGGTAAGCGAATGTGGTTTATTCGTCAAGGTAATACGATGCGTTGGGCAGAAACCAGAGAAGAGCTAGAAGAGCGTTACGGGAAAGAGTGTGGACCTATGTCCTTCACGTTTTATCCAGCAACTTGCCATGATAATCCTGTGCTTCTTGAACGCGACCCTTCTTATGTATTTCGACTGAAAAACATGCCCCGCGTAGAGATGGAGCGACTTTACCTCGGGTCTTGGTATGCAAAAGAACAATCAGCTTCTGTTTTTGATCGTAACTGGTTAGAACAAGTTGACTGGCCTCAACAGAAACCTTGTCAAAGGGTTAGATGTTGGGACCTTGCTTCTAGTAAGAAATCCGAAAAGAACCACAATCCTGACTACACAGCATCTACTTTAATGTCCCGTACAAAAGATGGCGAATACATCATTGAACATGTATTCAGATTCCGAGGTGTACATGGTGACGTACAAGAGCAGATTCTAAAACTAGCGCGTCAAGATGGTCCAGACGTTGTTGTAGGTATTCCATGGGACCCAGGTCCTGGCGGTGAAGCTTATGCAAAGCATCTTGTTAAGGTGCTAAGTGAAAACGGCTTTACTGCGAAGATGGTTAGATCGGCAGGACGTGGTACTAAAATGAACCGTTTCGGTCCTTTTGCTTCTGTAGCTCAAGCTGGAATGGTCAAGATAGTAAAACGTTGTTGTGATGACCTTGAGAACAATATCTTAGCCAATAATGATACATTCTTTGATGAGCTTGAGGAATATGACGGTAGTAGAAACGTAAAGGACGATATGCTCGACGCAATCAGCGATACTTACGAGGTCCTTCGTAAAAACGTCTACATCCCAAACTTCCTCCCCGGAATGACTGGCTTTGGTTTTGAACAAGTAAAGAATCCACTAACTTCTATACGATAAGGAGCCTCTATGGCTGATACAGAACAGGCTCCCCTCACTCAAGGGACTGATGTTGCAATCCCTAGATTGCGCCTTGGTGAAGTAGGCCAGCCCGGTCTTACTGTCCTTGGTGGTAGTGTCCTTGAATCCTGTCAGTATGAACTTCAATGGCCTCAGTGCATTTACACATTTGACAAAATGCGTCGTGATGCAACGATCAGCAGTGCCATTCAACTTCTTGAGACTATGATCTCTAAGGTGAAGTGGAAAGTTCAAATTCCACACGATGCCTCAGATGATCTTAAGCGTAAAAAACAATACCTTGAAGAAGTTATCCAAGACATGGATTGCTCTCTTCTTGAAGTAATCAAAGAGATTAGTAGCTTTAACACTTACGGTTTCTGTGTGATGGAGAAGGTGTTTCGTCGCCGTCTACGTTCACAAGGCTCCTACTACAATGATGGTCTTGTAGGCATCAAGAAGATCACTCCTCGTGCCCAAGAGACTATTGCTAAGTGGGAGTACGATGAAGATAACCGTGAGCTTACTGGTGTCCGTCAGTGGTATCGTAAAAACAATGGTGCTGTGAACGAGTTTGAGATTGCTCCTGGCAAACTTATCCCTCGTGAAAAGTTCATGTTGTTCCGTGCTAACTCTCGCCGTAATTCACCCACCGGTACTAGCCCTCTAGTATACTGCTGGGAAAGCTGGAAGTTCAAGAAAGCCCTTGAAGAATCTGAAGCTGTTGGTGTTGCTAAAGACTTACGCGGTCTTCCGATCCTAACCATCCCTGCACAGTATATGTCAGATGGTGCTTCTGAAGCTGATAAAGCCGTTTATGAATATCTCAAACGTGTTATTCGAAACGTGCATCGTGATGAACAAGAAGGTTTGATTCTTCCTGGCGTAAGAGACGATACCGGCAATAAGCTATTTGAGTTTGAACTAGCTGGTGTGACAGGCAGTAAGAGCTATAACGTTGGTGACATCATCAACCGTTACAGTAATGAAATCCTTATGTCATTCTTTGCTGACGTTCTTAAGCTTGGTCAGGGTGCATCTGGTAGCTACTCTCTAGCTGATAGTAAGACTTCAATCATTGCCACTCGAATTGAAGCTGCTCTAATGGAAATTCAAGATCAATTCAATAACGATCTTATCAAGCAGCTTGCTCAGTTGAATGGTTGGAATCCTGTTGATATGCCAAAGCTTGTCTATGGTGATATTGATGAACGGGATATTGATGTACTGTCCTCTGCACTACAGCGTACTAAAGCGACTGGTCTAGTGGCTCCTACTCCTCGTAACATTAACTATGTTGCCGAGCAACTTGGTCTCCCTGATCGGGTTGATGAGAACATGAGTCAAGATGATCTTAATGAGCTTCTTGGTCAAATGACTTCAGCATCTGGTAGTGGGATGAAAGAGGGCCTATCCTCTGGAACTGGTTCTGCTGATGGAAGTTCTGGTGACAGCTCAACAAGTAATAAAGAAAACTAAGGAGCCTTTATGGCACACGCTCTAAGGCTTCTTACTCAGAAGCTATACAATCAGCCTCATCTAATGGAGGCTAAAAGCTTTGAAGCTATCATGAGCTATCTTGATCATCGTAATGCTGGTCAAATGCTTGTTGATTCAGAAGGCGACAAAGAGCAACGTTCTAATCTGATGTTCAATCCAGATACCTTGGTCGGTATGCTTTCAGTAGAAGGCCCCCTCACTTATAAACCTATGACTGTTATGGGTTTTGATTGTGGTGGTGCTAATTACCAATCAATGAAATCAGATATGGATTCTCTTGTAAGCAAGGGGATGAAGACGCTAGTTCTTAACGTAGACAGCGGTGGTGGCGAAGCTTATATGGCTTTTGAGACTGCCCGATATCTACGCGATGTAGCTAATGAACATGGCGTTAAGATTATCTCTTACGTCGACGGTCTTTCTGCTTCTGCTGCTTATGCTCTTACTTCTGTATCAGATCAAATCATTGTTAACCCTCAAGCTGAGGTTGGTAGCATTGGTGTTGTTGTCCGGCTAATGAATGATTCTAAAGCATTAGAACAAGCTGGTATGGAACGCACCTTTGTTTACGCTGGTGGGAGTAAGGTTCCGTTTGCAGAAGATGGCAGTTTCCGTGCTGACTTCATCTCAGACATTCAAAGTAAAGTAGATGCACTTTATGAAAGCTTTACCGGGTTTGTTGCAGAACAACGCAACATCTCAGTAGAAACTGTTAGATCGACTGAAGCTAAGACTTTCTTGCCAAAAGAAGCACTGAGCCTAGGTCTAGCAGATGCCGTTATGACTCATGAAGAGTTTTATACACATTTAGCAGACGTAGCTCAAAAAGAGAACACCATGCTCAAACTTAAATCCAAGATGTTTAATATGTCGCAAGACAGTGTTAGCGAGGTTGAAATGAAAGAACTTGAACTAGCTAAAGAACAACTATCCGAAGTGCAAGCTCTGCTTTCAGCCAAAGATGTTGAACTTCAAGCTGCCCTAGAAGATGCTGTAACTCTTAAAGCTTCCTATGAAGAAGCCCAAGCTAAACTAGCTGTATTCCAAGCTGAAAAAGAAGCTGCTGAACTAGCTGCCAAACAAGCTGTTGCTCAAGCCCGTCTTGATAAGCTAACCGCTGCTGTTGGTACTGAGAAAGCTGCTGAACTTTCCGCTAAGTTTGAAGGCGCTGACGATGCTCTATTTGAAGCAATGGTTGGTGCTCTAGAATTCGCCTCTGTAGGTGAAAAACAATCTGCCCTTTTCAGTGAGATGGGTGCGGATACCAAGGTTGAGACTAATCCCTCTATGGAAGAAGCTCTCGCTGCTGCAATCAAAAAACAATACAAAACTAAGTAATTCGAGGACTATATCTAATGGCTATTCTTGACCTAACCTACCGCACCCTTGGCGACCTAGTTGTTCACGAACTTGATCCCAGTGTTGGTTACGCTCGTAAAGTAATCACCCTAAACTTCGCTGCTGCTGGTGATGCTTCTGCTGTTGTCATGGGCACTGTAGTTGCTAAAGCTGCTGCTGACACCACTTACCACAAAGCTGTAGCTGCTGACCTAACCACCGCTGGCACCAAGTTTGCCGTTGTCTTCGGTGATCGTTTTAGCTGGAAGCCTTCTTTCGCTATGACTGCTGGTCAGGACGCTAAAGCTGTTGCTTTCGTTCGTGATGAAGTAATTCTTTCTGACTACCTTATCAAGCAAGTTAACACCCAATTCAATGCTGCTCAGATTGAGACCCTAAAGGGTAAGCTCGAAGAGCAGGGCGTTCTAGTTGAGATCGCTTGCTAAGCGCCTCTCTTAAAATATATCAATCTGGAGTATAATTAATATGGCTATTGCTTTTCAACCCAACAACACTGGTCGCGTACTAGAACTTACTAACCAACTAGTTACCATCCCCAACCAGTGGGGTCTTATCAACTCCATGGGTCTGTTCAATGAGCAGGGTGTTACCCAGGATACCGTTGCTGTAAGTTCCATGACTGAAGTTGATGGTCTACCAGTTGATCGTAACTGGGATGAGCGTAACAGCACCATCAAGCCCACCAGCCGTGGTATCTACACCTTTCCAATCCCCCACTTCCCACTAGACACCGCTATTCTACCCCGTGATCTACAGGGTATTATCTCTTGGGAAAACTTTGCTCAGAACCTAGACCTTGAAAGCGCTGCTAACGTCCGTGCTCGCAAGATGGATGCTCTACGTCGTCGTTATGCTCAACTAGCAGAAGTCGCTCGTATGCAAATCATCACCAGCGGTACTGTGTATGCTCCTTCCGGCACCCTAGCTCGTGCTTACGGCCCTACCGTAAACTACTACAACGAGTTCGGCGTTACCCGTACCGAGATTACCACTGACCTAGCTAACAGCAACGTTGACCCACTAAGCTACACCGGTCAAATCATTGCCGGTGTCCAAGATGGACTACTCAATGGTCAAGTTGTTAGTGATTTCGTGGTTGTGTGCTCTCCTGAGTACTTCCAGGCCCTAATCACTAACCCCTATATCACTGAAGTGTACAAGTACTACCGTCGTGAGCAAGACCCACTCACCACCCGTCTTGGTGTCCAGGGTATGCCTCTTGATGCTCGTTATCAAGTGTTTAACTTCGGTGGCGTTAGCTTCATTGAGTACCGTGGTACTTACACCGATCAGAATGGTGTTGTTCAGCGCTTCATCCCTGCTGGCGATGCTTATGCATTCCCCCTAGGTGTAACTGACATGTTCCAAACCTACTTCGCTCCTGCGCTACGGTTTGATACTGTTAACACTGTTGGTCAGTCCCAGTACTACTTCGAAGAAATGTCTGGCAAGATGGACAAGATTGAAATCATGTCTGAATCCAACATGCTAAACGCTGTTCTTCGCCCCCAGGCTATTATCCGCCTACACCTGGCTTAATTGCTAGTTCGGGATATGGGGACTTCGGTCCCCTTCCCATTCCCAAATTCTAAAGAGGTTTGTAATGAACATCAAGAAGCCTGAAGGTCGCTTCCTTAGCACCCAAGCACAAGTTGACAGTCTTTACGAACAACTCGGTAAAGTCCGTGTTCCTAAAGCTGGCGATGAATCATTCGCTAAATTCAAAGATGTTGAAGAGCTAGACACTGAGAGCAAGCTAACCGTAAAGGATGTAGCTGCTAAACTAAATGAAATTCTTCAGGCCCTTAAAGGCTAACAATTTATAAGAGGCGGTGAATATGGCTCTATCTAACATCCAGGCTGTACGCCTCTTTATCTCTGATCGCACTGAACCATACACCTTCTCCGACGAAGACATTCAATATTTCCTTGATATGTCTGGCAACTCTGTACGTCAAGCATCTATCTTGGCATTGTATGCAATAATTGGAGATTTGGCTAAGAACAAATCAATTTATCGTGAGACCACTGGTGATATTGAGGTTTGGAGTAACGCCATTGATTGGTATAAGCTTCTACTAGGCAGCTTCAACTCTAACCCAACACTTGGTCTTGGTACTCTGATGCCGTATGCCGCTGGCATTGATCGCTGCGATGTACTGGCTAACGATATGGATTTGTCAGTTAATCGAGCTAACATTCCTAAAACCGATTGTGGTGTTTTCAACTGCCTACACAAGTTTCAATATGGAATGCCCGAGCTACCCCGTTGGGTTGTGGTTCCAATATGATCACACTTACAGTTGATACTAAGAAGTGGGATAAGCTCAAGAAAGACTTACAACAGCTAGATCGTATCAAGCTACAGCTTGGTTGGTTCGATTCTCACTACAGTTCAGAGAACGACAACTTACCTCACGCCTATGTTGCCGCATTGCAGGAAGAGGGTAGTGAGAAAATTCCTCCTCGTCCATTCATGCGTGTTGGCCTCAAGCAAGAGTTGAAAACTGATACTAAAGCTTTTGCTATGATGATCCAATCAGTGGCATCAGGTAAATCAGCTTTAAGTGCGGCTAAAACTGCTTCTCCTGCGTTTGTGGCGATGTTAAAGAAGATCATGAGCGAATGGTCCAGTCCCCCTAACGCACCGCGTACAGTGGCTGATAAAGGCTTTAACAACCCATTGATTGACACTGGCGAACTACGAGATAGTATTCAAGTTAAAGTGGAGGGAAGATAATGAGTTTACCCAGCTTCACTCTAACTAAAACTATTCCAGTTCAGGTCTTCCGAGAAGGCAAACCTACCGTTGTCAAAGGTCGTCCTGTTCCTGGACCTGAGATTGAATTTACTATCCAGGCAAACGTTCAGCCGTTTAACTTTAAAGACTTGCAACTTCTACCTGAATCTGATCGTACTAAAGAGTGGATCAAGCTTTATATGGCTACTCCTGGCTTGATTCGTACTGCCCGTGAAGGTTCAGATGGCTATCAGGCAGATGAAGTTGTATATGACGGTCAACGTTACAAGGTAATGCGTGTTCGTAGTTACCGAATGGGTATTTTGGATCAAACGCACGCTATTGCATCTCGTGAGATTATATCCGCAAAATAAGAGGTTTCCATGGGAGCTTATACAGAATTACAAGATGCTATTTACGATAGTATTGCTCCTATGTTTCCTGCATTAGACGCTTCTGGTGCAATCCTTTGGGGAAACATGGATAACCTTGAGCCTGAATCTTCTTATCTTTCAATGTTTATCATTAAGCTAGAAGAGCAAGGTCGAGAAACAAATACTTGGGGATATGATGCGTCAGGTGATGTTATTGTATATTCAACACTAAACACCTATGAAGCAACTGTTCAGTTCAGCTTTAGGGGTAGTCAATCAGGTGATTTAGCTCACTTGTTTAAGCAAAGATTAAATTCCCCTATTTTCTGGGAATTTTTAAATCAAAACAATCTTTCCAAAATGCGTACTTCTCAGATCAGGTACTTACCTCAGAAGAGAGAGACGCGATGGGTAGATGGTTTTAACATTGACGTTGTGTTTGCCTACGCT